AAATCAAAGTAGGTGACGTCGTCAAGTCTCTTGACTTCGTTGGTATCAACGACTGTTTTTATGTCGGTCTCGTGGTCGGCATCAGCAAGATGGACGGCACTTTCCGTGCCAAGACCATCAAGCGTGTGTGGCAGGGTCAGTTGGATAAGAAATTTCCGTCCGACTTCTTCACTGCTCCGCTTCTAGGCAATTCTTTCTTCGACGACATGGCTGAAGAAAAGGGTGTCGATCCTCGTGTGCAGGTGATTGCCTAATGAACATTGACAAACGTCATGGCGGTCCGTACGATCGTGGTTCTGCTGACAGTTACTATCGTCGTCCTCGTCGTCCGCACTTCTTCACTGATGCGACGTATGCCAGCGATGAGATTCCTGAGCGATTCATGACTGCGCAGCAAATTGCTGAGTACAATCTTGGCTTTGATGATAATGAACAATCTGGTAATTTTAAAGATTGGGGTTGATATGAGAAAACAAACTGAAACTTTGCTGAGTGAGGCGATCGATCTGGTGAATGGTGTCGATCATGTTCTGGCGAACACCATGACTCAGTATGATCTGAGTGCCAAGAACTGTTATGATCTTGCGGAGAAACTTGAGCGTGCGTGTCATGCACTGCTTGTTGTTGGTGATCGCAAGACGCAACAAGACTTGAACAAGATTCCGATGGGTGAAGGGGTGCCGTTCTAATGGGATACTTCAAAAATTTAGAGATTGATGTCATCGAGATGCATCGTCACGATGGGCTCAAGGAAGCAGAGATTGCAAAGATCACTGGCTTGTCACTGACTGAAGTAAATGAGATTCTCGCAGCATATGAGAATCGTGATGTTGATTACAATGAATACGATACTGACATGGTCAGTTATGATGATCTTGTCTTTGATCCAGGTGATGTTGATTACAATGCGGAGCATTACTAATGAGCGATGTAATGACAGAAAGCAAAGTCTTTGAACTTTGTGTTAAAATGCAACGTCTTGGATATGCAGTTGTGATATTCACTCCAGAAGAGTTGCGTGGTGCCAATCCTGATCATGTTCAAGACCGTTTGGTTGAATTGGGTTGGGATGTAATTGATACTCTTGCCACTGAGCCGCGAGAAGGTGAAGGTTGATGGAAGATAATGGATTCATCTTCGGTGTGTTGATGTTTCTTTGCGGATTCGTTTCAGGTATACTAATCTGTATCCCAGCCAAACGAAAAGACAGGTATTTTTACGATGACAAATGAATATCGTCGTTCTGTTCTTGCAGCAAAAGCAAGAGTTCAATTTGATCCTAGCAATCGCAAACATATGATTGATTTTGCTAGATTTGTCAAGTATAATAGTTGGACGAGTGGTTGCTCTTACTTCTTAGAAGATCCATACACAGATATTCCTTCGATGATTCGAGCAAAAATTGCTGACCACACTTTATCTAAACTGGTGGAAAAAGTATGAGCGAAGGTGACTTTGAAGTATTGAATCGCGGCACAATTGAAGAGTTGCAAACTCTTCGGAAGTTTGCTCGTGAAATGATTTCTCTATCCAAGATTCACGACATGCCTTTGCCGCATGAGGTGCGAACGAAGGTTGATTCTCTTGAATTGTTTTATCAAGGTCACAACGAGAAGTATCCTGTATGATGATCTATTGCGCTGCACGTTTCAAACCAAAGAAGAAGCGTAAGCAGAAGGGTGTAGTTGCAAAAAAGTATAACAAGTCCTCGGCGATTCTCGGTGTTGAGAAATTGCCGAGTCTTTCTTATGGTTCAAGAGTTGGTGCTGATGCTGCTCGCAGTGTTCAGTCGCTGAACTCTGATAAAGTCTTTACAGAGAAAAGAGAGAGCCTGATGTATACAGGCACTCTGGTGAAGGGTATTGCTACGATGCACAAGTCGAATGCAGTGCCTGTCATCGACGAAGAGCAGATGAAAGATATCTCGAGAATGCGCCGTGGGTAAAATTCTCTGTTTCTTTGGTCTGCATAAATGGGAAGGATTGTGGCGACCCAGTCGCTGCAGTTACTATCCCTTTGACATCCTTGTAAACAAAACTTGCAAACGATGCGGGAAAGTGGTTGTCCCGAAACAACCACATCATTCATCTGACGAGGATTAATTTATGAGTATTCGTTCAAAGGCTGCTATTGAAACTGGAAAATTTCTTGTTTATTTTAGTATCATTTTCTGTGGATGTTATGTTCTTCTCGACCAACTCGGTCCGAAGTTTGGGATGATCGTTATTGCTTTGGGTTTGATTGGTAGTCTTGCTTGGTCTGTATATGATTATTATGTCAACAAGTTCACTCTTGAAGACAAGTGGAAACTCTGATCAGTCCTTGTAAGACTATATGCAAACTAGACACCCGACGTGAATATTGCGTCGGGTGTTTTCGCACTGTGGCAGAGATAACTGACTGGTACAAGTTGCCTTTGTCAGAAAAACAGCGTATAATGGAAGAATGTAAAGAACGCGAATATATAAAGACGTATTCCGCAAATAACTGATAGGTGATTTATGGCTAATGTTAGATTTGAATATTCTGGTAAGTTAAGCGATGGTCGTTTTTGGGATGAGACTTCTAACAAACGAGTCGTTGTTGAACTTGACGATAATGATTTGAGTGTGCCTGAAATGCTTGAAGAGTTTATGAACTTCATGCAAGCAATCGGATACAAGTTTGAAATCGGCGATCGTTTTGATGTTGTGAATGATTTCAAGGTCAATGACAAACAACTTGATCTTGAATTTGGTAACGGCACAAGTCATACAGACTTCGCCGCACCTTCTACTGCCCCAGTAGATCCATTTGCTCCGTGAGGTGATTCATGCCAGCCAAAACAGGAACAAAACGACATGGCAAGGGGCGCGCCAAACTAGGTTCTAAGAAAAGAGCAGCGCGTCGTAAGAAGTCGTGACAAAAGTAAATTCAGTCACTCCCAAGTATGACATAACTTGGTATGTGAAGTGGACAGCAAGTATTATCACACTTGTTGGCATCACAATACGAGCCAGCGGTCTCGTCCAATATCAATGGATCGATTTGATCTGTAGTTGGATTGGGGCTGCTGGCTGGTTCTTTGTTGGATTTAGATGGAATGATCGTGCGTTGATGATCCTCAATGGTGTGATTGGTGTGGTTTTGTTTGCAGGAATTTTGAGGCATTTTTTATCATGACAGAAGAATTTTTAGAAGCATGGGCTGCTGAAGCATCTCGAATTCAAGAAAATGAACCAATGCTCACATGGGAAGCCTGTGAGATGATTGCTTATGGAAATCTAACAAAAAAGGTTGATCATGAAGATCTCGATCGGTAAATACCCAAAGAACGGCGAGCAAAAGAAAAAGATTCAAATTGATCCATGGGATACATGGAGCATGGATCATACTCTTGCTGACATCATTCTTCCAATGCTCAAGCAGTTGCGCAAGACTCAACATGGCGCACCCTGCACTGATGATGAAGATGCACCTGAGCATCTTCGTTCGACTGCTGCCAAGCCCAAGAAAAATGAGTGGGATGTGGATGAGTTTCACTTCAAGCGTTGGGACTGGATCATGAAAGAGATGATCTGGGCGTTTGGTGAGCACTCAAAAGATCGCGAGCCAAACTTCTGGATCAAGAAACCCAAACATAAGTGGGTGGATGTTGAAGGTCAAGATTGGAAAGAAATGATCACCACTGACAAAGGCATATATGACGAAGTCAAAGCCAAAGCATATTGGGAACGCAAAAGGAATGGCTTTCGTTTGTTTGGAAAATACTATCAGAATCTTTGGGACTAAAAATGCAACCACAAGTAAAAATACATGAAACGCGACAGGGCATCAAGTATGCATTGTTCGCTCAACAAGAAATCATTTCCGATGAGATTCGAAAGAATAATTATTGGAATGTTTATAATCTAGAAATTGCTGACATTATTCTCAGCGAAAGGGACAACTGTAGGGTTATCGACGTTGGTTCTGGTATGGGTGCATTCACTATACCACTAGCAGTAAAATATCTAAAGAAACATATCTTTGATTGCTTTGAACCAGTTCCTGCGCTCAACGCTCAATTGAACGCTAACGCTCTCCTAAATCAACTCGACAACGTTCGTTGCCATAGAGTTGGTGTTTGGGATAAAAATGAGATTATCGATAGTTTCATTTTTGATCTTTCTTCAATGAACCATGGTTCATTTGCACTTTCTCGCGACAACTATGTGAATCGTAACCTACCAATTCCCAATGAGACTGATGTTTTTGAATTGAGAACATTAGACGATTATCGATTCGCTCGAGTTGGATTGATCAAGGTTACAGTATCAGGTACTGAACTTGAAGTTGTAAAGGGTATTGAGAAAACTGTAGAAGTCAATGAACTCCCTCCTTTGATGATTGAATCTTGGAATGTTGATTGGAATAAAGATCGACAGAGCGAGGTTCTAGAGTTGATCAAGAAATATGGTTACAAACAAGTAATCTCTCGAAGAGATTTCATCTTTGCATTCAATAATGAGAATCTTTGCAAGAAGGTTGAGGCTCGACTCAACGAACAGCGTCCTGGATCATTGGTGGTTTTCAAGTGAGAGTAACAGTAATCACACCCACAACGGGTAATCCATTCCTTGGTGAATGCATCGCGTCAGTTCGTGCGCAAACATATAAAAACGTTGAACACATTGTAGTGGTTGACGGAAAGGAACGTTGGCAAAAAGCAGACGAAATTCTTTTGGCTGCTGAATTTCCCAACGGAGTGAACGAACATGTTTGCGTATTACCGTATCCTACAGGCACAAACCGTTACAACGGTCATCGCGTGTACGGTGCTGCTACTTATTTCGCAGATGGCGATTATCATCTCTGGTTAGACGACGACAATCTTCTTGAACCAGATCATATTGAGAAATTGGTCAAACTCGTTCAAGAAAAGAATCTAGATTGGGCATACTCTTTCCGCAAGATCATCGACAAAGACAATAACGTTCTTTGCCTTGATGATTGCGAATCACTGGGTATGTGGGCAAGTATCCTTCATCCGCAAGATTTCTTCGTTGACGTCAATTGCTATTTCGTCAAGAAAGAAGTTGCTGTGCAGATTACGCCAGTCTGGTATCGTAAATTCCGTGAACCTGGACAGATGGAAATCGATAGAGCAATTGCTGCAGTCTTGATGCACCCAAACAACAAACTAAAGTTTGACTGCACTAGGGATTATACGGTAAGATATCGTGTAGGCAATACTGGTCTGTCGGTGCAAGCAGAGTTTTTCTTGAAGGGAAACGAAACCATGTTACAACGTCACAACAATAAACTTCCATGGAAAAACAATGGCTAAAAATATAAGTCAGCACATTCACGGTGATGAAAACCCATATGAGGGGTTGGTGTTGGAAAACTCTGATGAACAGGGTTGGTCAAGCACTGGTGGTTGTTTTGTTGAGATCTTCGAAAAGATCAAACCAAAAACAATCATAGAAGTAGGTACGTGGAAAGGTGCATCCGCACTCAACATGGCTCGTCTTGGCATAAAGCATGAAATCCCTAGAGAAGAATTTGAAATTGTTTGTGTGGACACATTCTTGGGTTCTCATGAACACCTAACATCCATGAATTCTTTTCAGCCAGGAAAAGGGTTGCGTCGACATGGTCGTCCAACAATCTACGAAATTTTTCTCTCTAATGTGATTCGAAACGAATTCACGGATATTATTACACCATTCCCTATTGACTCGTACAATGGTGGTGTAGCAATGCAAAGTTGGAAAGTTGAGGCAGATCTAATCTATATTGATGGTGGTCATGATTTTGAATTAGTAAAAAATGATTTTATGTTATATGCTCCCCTTTTGAGGAGGGGTGGATATATACTCATCGATGATTGGCATTATCAGCCAATTCGCGAAGCCGCGCAAGATGTTTTTGGCGATAAAGTGTTTGACCTACATGGTAAAGGTGCATGGATCAAGTAAGAAAATATATTGATAGAGTTGAATCTGCTCTCGAATCAGCAAATAAAGATCAAACTAAACTCACTGAGAATCAGTTGAGTAAGTTTACTGGTCTCTCTGGTAAAAGAATTCGAATTCTTCTCAACGAACTCATCAAAGAAGATACCAGATACCTAGAGGTCGGAACATTTACAGGCTCAACGTTTGTAAGTGCTTTGTATGGAAACAACCCAGCGTCTGCTACTGTAGTTGATTCTTTCGCTGCTGGCGATACTTGGGAAATGGATCTCAAGGTTGATATTGAGTATCATGGAATCAAAGTCAAGAACGGATTGTTTTTGCTTTTCCTAGAAAACTGTTTGCGAAATAATGTAAAGAACTTTACATGTATTCAGGGAGACTGTTTCAGTCTACCACAACCAGATAAATTTGAAATTCGAGACATTGATACATATCTGTTTGATGGTGGTCACACTCGAGATGATCATATTCGTGCATTGACTTCCTATATCAATAATATGGATGATGTGTTTATCTATATTGTTGATGATTGGAATAACGCTGAAGTTAGAGAAGGAACTCGCGTCGGAATTGAATCCTGTTTTCTGAAAGTCCACAAGGAATGGGAAATCTTCTCAGAGATCAAAACTATAGACAATGCAATTCATTATGATAGAAACTGGTGGAACGGATACTACGTTGCAGTTTGTCAAAAACAGGTTGACTTTTTTCCTTCAGAAGAGGAAGAAGATATAAAGCCAATATGGGGAACCATAACTGATAAAATTGGAGAATGAAATGAATAGTCCTTGTATTGCGTCGATCTTTATGAGTAACATCGACAAAAATCTAGTTGCTCTACAAAAGAAAGTGGTAGAGAAATATAACAAGTCTAACATCCCACACTACCATATCTACACAGAAGCACCTCCAGGGTATACCATGGATAGACTAGTAGATATGATGGAGCAGAGAAATCATAATGCAGTCATGTTTCTAGACATTGATTGTTTACCACTAAATGATACAGCATTAGATTATTTCTTCGAGCAAGCATATGCTGGCAAGGTTATTGGCGACGCTCAACGAAGCAATCATATTCAAAATGGTCAGCACGTATTTGCGGCACCACACAATGTAACATTTACAACTGAACTCTATCGTAAACTTGGCAATCCCTCGTTCTTGCCAAATTATCGTGGTGATGTTGGCGAAGAGTTGACTTTCAAGGCAAGAGAGGCTAATATTCCTATTGAGATCATTATGCCTTTACGCTATGATGCTCCACCAATTCGTATGAGTTGGGAACCAAAAGATGCACCACCGTATTGGGATCTTGCTGATGGCATGCCGAAGTATGGTATTGGCACAACGTTTGGTACAGAAGGAAATGAAATGTTCTGGCATATGTACCAAAGTTTTCATCCAGGACAGAACGAACGTTTTACAAGAAAATGTGAGGAACTTCTAAATGGCTAATCGTAGTGATTTTTTCAATGCTAAACTGCCGCGCAGTTTGAAGCGTGCTCTTGCTATGGCTGAAACTTATGGATGGGTGAAGGACGCGCATGAGCGAGGTTCGCTTCGTCGATCTATGATTGCTGCTCACGCCAATCATGTTGGCTTCAAGATGAAGCGTCACAATACCGAAAACCGCGACGCAGGTGATAGTGAATAATGAACTCGCTATCTGAACTCAAAGAGTTATTGATCAGTAAACAAATTGAGATCAAAGAATTCAATGGGTGGTCGCTGAAGGTTGGTAAGGATACTTGGGTCATGGATCATGGTGTATTTTATAGAAATGGTATGCCTCAAGGTCTTAGAGAAAAAGGTTTATTTGATAATTACAAAAGGAAGGTAACACAAAATGTCGAACATCAAAGCACTCAAACTCGTAAGTGGCGAGGAATTAGTAGTCGAAATTGTAAATGAAGAAGGTGATCTAATCACATTCAAGAATCCAGTCGCTTGTGTGATGCAACGTTCAGAGAAAGGTCCAGTTCTTGGCTTTATGCCTTGGATGCAAGCAGCCGACGGTCCGTTTACAATTCATGCTGACAAACTTGTCACCACTGCTGATGTTGCGGATGAAGTGAAAAACGGGTATAATCAAATCTTCGGAGCAGGAATTATGGTTCCTCCCAAGGAATTGATTGTGGGGTGATATGTCCGATTTTTATACCAATGTCAGCGTCTCTGGTCGATTTATTCTTCTGAGGGGTGTTGAGAATGATAAGAGGGTCAGACGGAAGGTTGAATTCCGTCCGACCTTTTTTCTTTCCAGCCAAGAGAAATCGGAATACAAAACTCTTGCTGGCGATTATGTAAAACCAATCCAGCCTGGAACTATTCCAGAGTGTCGTGAATTTTTAGAGAGGTACGAGAGTGTCGACAATTTTCCTATTTTTGGGAATAATCGCTATGAGTATGCTTATATTGCTGATGAGTATCCTGACGATATTCTTTGGGATGTCAGTAAAATACTTATTGCCTATCTTGATATCGAAGTTGGATCCGAAAATGGATTTCCTGAACCAAGAGATGCAAACGAAGCAATCACAGCAATCAGCATCAAAGTTAAGGGTAATTATTTTGTGTTTGGTTGCGGCGATTATAGCAAGCATCGTGACGACGTGCACTATGCAAAGTGCCGTGATGAGTCCGACCTTATACGAAGATTCCTCGACTTATGGTCACGGTGGCACCCTGATGTAGTCACTGGTTGGAACGTCGAGCAATTCGATATTCCATATCTTGCAAATCGTATCACCAAGATTCTTGGTGAGGATGAAGCCAAGAAACTCTCACCCTGGAATCGTATCAGTAAACGTGAAACGACGATGATGAATCGTCCAGTGCAGTTCTATGATATTTCTGGAATTGCGATTCTTGACTACATCCAACTCTATCGCAAGTTCACTTATTCGCAGCAAGAGTCCTATCGTCTTGATAATATTGCTCACGTTGAGTTGGGTGAAAAGAAATTAGATTATTCTGAGTTTGAAACTCTACATCAATTATACAAACACGATTACCAAAAGTTCATTGAGTATAACATCAAGGACGTCGAACTTGTTGAGAAACTCGAAGATAAGATGAAGTTGATTGAGTTGGCTCTGACTCTTGCGTATGATAACAAAGTCAACTATGATGATGTGTTCACTCAGGTGCGTATGTGGGACGCGATTGTGTACAATTATCTTCTGCGTAAAAAGATTGTCATCCCTCAAATGTCGCGCAGTACAAAGAGTTCTCAGTATGAAGGTGCGTATGTCAAAGATCCCATTTGTGGTATGCATGAATGGGTTGCATCGTTTGACTTGAACAGTCTGTATCCTCACTTGATCATGCAGTATAATATCTCGATGGAAACTCTTGTTGAGCCTTCGAAGTATAACGACAATATGCGTGGGTTTATTAGCAACTGCAACATCAACGTTGATAATCTACTCAATCAAGAAGTTGACACAAGCATTCTAAAAGATCTTGGCGTTACCGTAACGCCGAATAGTCAGTTGTTTCGCACTCAAGAGCAGGGTGTTCTACCTGAGATTATGGATAGCATGTACAAAGATCGTACACGCTATAAGAAGTTGGCACTTGAGGCAAAGAAGAAAATCGAAACTGTTCTTGAAGATAAGAATCAGGTTCATTATCTTGAGAAACAAGTTGCACGATATAACAATCTTCAATTGGCAAAGAAAGTTACTCTAAACTCTGCTTACGGTGCGCTGGGCAATCAGTACTTCCGCTT